TTGTTAGTGCAGCGATTGAGTTAGCATCTAATCCATCTGCTTGTAGTCCTAGACCACTATTTACTGTACCTATAGCAGATCCTACAGCATTCATTATAAACTCTGGTTTTGCAGCACCAGCAGTTTGCTGTAATTGTTGTACTAAATTTCCTTGTAAGTTACCTTTATCAGCAGCACTTGTACCCATTCCTTGCTTCACCATATTCATTACACCTAGTCCTGCAGCACCTAGAGTAGTTCTAGCATACTCAGCACCATATTCTTCTTTTAATCCTTGAGGTAAATATAAATAAATAGTTTTATAAAGAGCACCTTCATTACTACCACCTCCACCTATGTGCTTATAGGGATTACCCCTATCAGAACTATATACTTTTATCACCAAATAATCGACTACCTTGGTACCAAAAGAATCCGCATCACGGATTGACGCACTGATTTGATCATTACCAGGTACTTGGGTTGGAATCGATCTTGGATATACTAATGGAGCATCTGACATATGCCGAAAAAGAAATCTTATTACTCAGGAAGATTCAGACCTAGTAACCCAGGCAAGTATAAAGGTGATCCTACAAACATTATTTATAGATCTTCTTGGGAGAAGAAAGTAATGATTTGGTGTGACGTTAATTCTAACGTTCTAAAGTGGTCTTCTGAGGAGATAATTATACCTTATAGATCACCTATTGATGGTAAAGTTCATAGATATTTCCCAGATTTCTATGTTAAAGGTAGATTAAAAGGTAGTGGTGTAAAAGAGTATATTATTGAGGTTAAACCTGCTGCTCAGTGCAAAAGACCTAAACCTACTACTAAAGTGACTAAAAGATATATTAATGAGGTTAAGACTTATAGTGTTAATCAGGCAAAGTGGAAAGCAGCAAGATCCTATGGTAAGGATCGTAAGCAGGAATTTGTAGTATTAACGGAGAAGGATTTAGGGCTATGAGCCTATTTGAGGACATTAAAGACCTATCAGGAGGTAAATCTAATTCACCATCTTGGTGGAGAAGTCAATTCCAGTATGGATTGGAAGGATTGACACCATCTGCTGAGCCTGGCACTGTTGGAAGGATGCTTTTCTTTACATATAGAGCAGAATATGCTGAAAAGTATAGGTTTTGGGATGTATATCCTTTAGTTTATGTCCTAGGAGAAGACTCTACTCACTTCTGGGGTGGTAACTTACATTATGTTGAACCAGAGTATAGAACAATCGTTGGAAGTGACCTTGCTTCTGGTAATAGTATCGTACCCAACGAAACCTTGCATAAATACTTGAGAAAGAATGTTTTATCCGCTACTTATGACGTACCCAGTACTGAGTGGCCTGATGTGGGGTTGATCCCCTGTGAACAGTTTGTTACTACTATTAATGGTAGGAATATTCCAATTCCATCGAAACACGTTTACTAATGGGAATTTCGTTTACAAGATTTAAAGACACCGTTGCGACAGGAGCGTTTGAGCCAGCACGCTCAAATATGTTTACGGTGATGATCTCTATCCCACCGTTCCTAGTCTATGATTTACAAGAATTTGGAGGTGCCGATTCTTACTATACTGCTATAGACTTTTTTGCTGATCAGGTTACTGTACCATCAAGAAATATGATGTCAGGTGAAGTAACGAATTTTGGATCGATGAGAAGATATGCTACACAACAGACACCCACAGATTTAAATATACAGTTTATAATAACTAAGAACCAATGGCATAGAAACTTCTTTGAGAAGTGGATGAATGGTATTAGTAGGGATACTGAGAACAGAAGTATGTTCTATGATAAGTATACGTCAGATATTCTTATTAATAAGTATGAACCTGGATCTAACCTTGTAACAAGATTTGTTGATGGTAATAAGAGAGTAGGACAGATAAGAGATAATAAGATAACAGCACAGTGGAGAGCTGTTGGTTGCTTCCCATATAATGTTAGTACAGTACAGATGACTAACGAAGCAACATCACTAATGAAATTGGATGTACAGTTCTACCTAGAGAGATTCCGTCTTGGTACTACTATTAAGAATACTGCTGACTGGACAACTGATGAAGTAACTATCAGAAGTGCACGTAGTGTTGTTAATCGTAGAAACAATAATGATGAGCTTACTACATTAGATAGAGTTATTGATGCAGCAACTGATGTGGGTAATGTTATAGGTAATATAAAACGTTATGGTGACACTATAAGCAGATTGTTTTAGTGCCTAGATAGTATGTGTAATATGATTTCGTTATGGTTCGTGAAAAGATTGCTGATTTGATCAGGAATGCAGCTCTATCATTTGATGGAGTTGAACCTTTGGAATGCGACTGTGAGTATATTGATTTTGAAGCAGGATGGATTAAAAATGAAATGTGGAAAGCACCAGGTTTCAGGAAGATTCATCTAGAAACTTCAGAAGTTAAAGGACTCGATGTATTGCATTGTGTCTTCTTTCCTGACTATAACTATAATATACCTATCTTCGGGTGTGATATTGTCGCTACTAAGACGGTAATAACTGCTGCTATTGTAGATATTTCTCCTGTTAGAGGGAGTGAAAAGATCTATGATACCATAGCACCTATTAGTAACTCGTATATTTTCAAAGAAAAAAGAGTTTTACCTTTATGGGGTGATGAGATATTCTCACCTCATTTTAAATTTGTTAGAATACGAGATGAGGAAGAGGTAGGTGAATATATAAGGATACTGGAGGGTTACTTAAACACATTATGTGATTGGGTCAAATCTATTGAGAAAGAAGATAACTATGTTGATGCTATGCTGAGAATGGATGATCAAGTATGGTACTCTACTCAGCAGAGAAAAAACAAAAAGACCATAGCAGCATTGTCGAGTTGGTTCGACAAGGAGTGGGCAATTGATTATATACACAATATCCTATTTGACCTACCAAAATGAATCCAATCTTTGACATATTATTTTCTATAACCTGGGTAGTGCTTCTAGTAGGTGCTATCAGAACTATGTCACAAGGATGGAATATGGAACCCCCTAAACCTAGCAAGAAACCTTTCAATGAACACCCTGAAATGGAAGAAGTAAAAGAGGGTGATGAATTGTTAGTTGTAAATTTTGGTGACCCATTACACAAATCATTATCAGACCGTGTGGATGAATTAAATGATCCCTGGGATGATGAAGACGATGAGGATGATGGTGGAGACATCGTTGCCCTGCGTCGCTAAATAATTATACTGAGTTGAATTACTATGCCATTACCTACCCTGGTTGTACCAGAATATGAGTGCAACCTGCCAAGTGGAAAGAAAGTGACCTATAGACCCTTTTTGGTTCGTGAGGAAAAGTTACTATACGTAGCGATGGAATCACAAGATCAAAAGGAAATGGTTAAAGCAGTTAAAGAAATCATCAAGAACTGTACTAGCGTAAAGAATGTGGGTACTTTATCTACATTTGATATCGAATTACTTTTCCTTCGTATTCGTGCTAAGTCAGTCGGTGAGATTAGTGAGTTTAAACTTACTTGTCCTGATGATGGTAAGACACAAGTTGATGTTGAAGTTAACTTAGAAGAGGTGGATGTTGTTATACCTCCAGATCATTCTAAGAAGATCAGGATCACAGATGATGTCACTCTCGTTATGAAATATCCTTCTATTGACACTTTCGTAAAGAATAACCTATCTGAGAATCCTAATATAGATGATGTATTTGACCTTGCTGCTGATTGTGTAGATCAGATTGCAACTGGTGAGGATGTTGAAGATGCAAAGAACTATAAGAAGGCAGAATTAGTCTCGTTCTTTGAAGGTATGAACTCTCAGCAGTTCGCAAAGGTACAAGGTTTCTTTGAAACTATGCCTAAGTTAGAACATACTATAGAGGTCTTTAACCCTAAAACTGAGGTTAAGAGTGAGATTAAATTGGAGGGTATGGCGGCTTTTTTCGAATAGCCCTAGCCCACGATTCTCTAATGAATCTGTTTGAAGTGAATTTTGCGATGATGCAATATCACAATTATAGTTTGACAGAGCTAGAGAATATGATTCCGTGGGAAAGGGATGTTTACGTGAATATGCTCATTCGTTATCTGAAGCAAGAAGAAGCCAAACAACAGGCAGCTAATCGTACTTCGATTTAATGGCACCACAAGCAAAAAAAGTTAAAATAAGATCCTTCCTTGCTGTAAAAGATAAGGGTGGTACTGCTGGTGCTGGAAATGATCCTATTAAGTCAATGACGTTGGCTTTTAATAGGATGGGTAATACGGTAGAGGATATTGGTAGGATAATAACTGACACTTTAGAAGCAAAGGCACAGGCAGCAAGAGATGCAGCAGAAGCAAGTAGATTACAATTAGTCAAGAAACAAGAGAATGAATACGAACAGAAGTTACTTGCTGATCCTAAGGATGTTAAGGATGGTGTAGAGAAGAATAAACCAAAGGTAGACAAAGGTAAATGGTCTTGGCTACAGAAGTTATTAATGCCATTTACTAGGTTAATAAAGTTTGCTGCTACTTGGTTTGTCCTAGACTTTCTATCAAATCCTAAGAATAAAAAGATTATATCTGTAGGTTTTACAGTAATTGGTGGTTGGTTTAAGATATTATCTAAAGTAGTATTAAAGAGTGTAGACTTTATAATGTCTGCATTTGGTGAGAAGAACCCTGTTATAGGTGCATTAAAGTTAGTTGGTGGTATTGCTGGACTATTCTTAGCAGATCGTATACTAAAACCTTGGAAACTATTTGGTGACGCTAATAGGTTGCGTAAGTTTGTACAAGGACAGATGAAGAAAGGTCTGGATCCTAAGAAACTTAGAGCACAGCAGAGATTAGGTAATATAAAACGTATTCGTAGGATGCGAAAGTTAAGAGCTTTCGGTGGAAATATGGCACGGAGAGGTCGTGGACTCTTACGTGGTGGTGGAAAAGTATTAGCAGGTGGTGGTCTATCTGTAGCAATGGGTGTTGGTGCAGCATTCCGTCGTAAAGATGAAGGTGCATCAGTAGCAATAGGTGCTGGAGCAGGTGCAGTTATGGGTGGACTTGCTATGTCTGCACTGTTGACACCTATACTAGGTCCATTTGGTCCTATTGTAGGACAGTTTATAGGTAGTTTCTTAGGTGAACATATAGGTGCATTCATTGGTGATGCAATCAAACCTCTCTTTGAACCTATTAAGAGAGTATTTGGTGAGATATTGATGCCAGTAATGAAATCATATTATGAAGGTCCTATGAAGGCATTCTCAGAATTCTGGCAGAGTCTGATACCAGCACTCCAAAAGGTATGGGACTTCTTAAAACCATTTGCTGATTCTGCAATCAACCAGTTACAGTTGTGGCTGCAGCACCCTAGTATAAAGAATGCTGTAGCAAGATTGAAACGTTTTGTTGGGGCTGCAGGGGATCTGGTAGGTGGTGTACAATCTACTGCAGGTAAGATAGCAAATGTATTTGGTTTAGAATCTGAGTTAGATACTGCTCAGAGAGAACTGGGAGATGAACAGAGAACTGTACGACAGAAAGAGCGTGCTATTGAAGCTGCCAAAGAGAAGTTAGCTTGGTTGCAGACATTAGCACAAGAGAGAGGAATGGATGGTAAGGAAGCAGGTTGGCATAGGTATACTTTAGGTGAAAGAATAGAGTTCCAGAGAGAACATATTGAAGCACTGGAGAATGCTAGAGCTGATGCTGTTGAAAGAGTAGAGAGTGAACAAGCACAGTTGACTGAGCTCCAAGCACATCAAGCTGAGTCTGCAAG